GATCAACTTACCGCTGATCGCCGACGAGGTCACGGCATCCGTCAAGGACAACCCCGAGCTGCTGGCGGCGTTCCTGGAGGAGCATCTGCGCCCCATGGTCTATGAGGTCGGGTTCTCGGTACTCCAGACCCAGCGCGCGAGCACCGCCAGGCTGGCGTCAGCCGCGCGCGCCGTGCAGTCGGTCGTCCGTCCGTCGGCGAACGACCTGCGTCCGGCGGTGCGAGGGCGACTGCTCACGCCGCCGCCGAGCGAGCGCTCCGGCTTCGACTGGCTCCGGCAGCCCGTCATGATCGCCCGAGGACGGCAGATCCGCCTGGAGGCCGCACGCCAGCACGACCTTGACCTGGCGATCGAGGCCAGCAAGCGCCGTCTCGGCCCCGCCCGGCACCGCGTTGCCTACTATGGCCTGGTCCGCACCGCGCTGACAGACCCTGAACGCACCGTCGGCGACTGCCTCGACGACGCGCGCCTGGCCGCGCTCTGGCGGGAGGCCGGCACGCTCATCGAGCGCGAGGACACCGTTGCCGCGATGGCGCAGCAGAAGATCGCCGAGCGGCGGCAGCAGCGGGCGCTGGCAGCGCCGACCGCCTGACGGAGCATATCGACACCCCACGCCGCCGCGCGCCCACTCCAGCCCGGCCCACCCACATCGACGCTCCTGCTCGGCGCGGGCCGCCCCGCCTCTCGTCACGCCTCGCCACATCGACCACGCCCACCATCGCGACCGTCGTCTCGCCGAGCCATCACACATCGACTCGCCATCGCTGCCCTGGCCTACCGGAGCCACCACGAGCCATGCCGACACGCTTCGCCAGCGCGGTCCCGCTCCCCGCAGCTACAGCCCGCCGCTCGTCATGCCACATCGACATGCCGCGCTCACCCCGCCCATCTCCGCGCAAGCTGCTGCACGCCGACGTGCCGAGCCACACCGACATTCCGATCCTCGCCTCCCCGACCCCGTGCAATGCAGGCCGACATCCCTTGCCGTGCCTGCCCGGCCCCAGTCCCGCCACGCCGACAACCCCTGCCACAGCCCACCCCACTCGACCGCCCCCGCGTCCACCCCCGCCACGCCGACCACCCTCGTCGCGGCCCGGCGCTCCAGTTCCCGTCAGCCCGCTACCTGTCCACCCCATACCGCGCCGACAAGTCACCTCGCCCCCACGCTCGTCTCCGCTGACCACCGCTCGAAAGGAGTCTTCACATGGCAGGCATCTTCGACACCGTTGCATCCGATCTGTTCGTGCCGTACACCGTGCGCCTGCGCTTCCGTGACCGCGTGGTCGGCGGGACGCCGTCGAACCCGAAGCTGATCGAGGGCTGGCTCCGCGCCAAGATGGGCGTCACGCAGGAGCAGGAGGTCCGCAACCTGACGATTCAGACGCTCCGCGATCTCGGCGTCTCCGACGAGGTCTTCGAGAACCCCGAGGACATCACGTTCGAGACGCTCGAGGCGGCATCTGAGGCGATCGCCAGCAAGAGCAATACGACCATGTTCAAGCGCGACGCGAATGGGCTCTACATCGAGTCACGGATCGTCAAGGCGATGCTCAAAGAGTGCGTCGCGATCGTCTTCCCTGGTGGTACCGGCGGGAACAAGTGGGGCGACACCAAGAAGGGGCCGAAGAACGCGACGGCCGAGTGGGTGTTCGTGAACCCCGACCATATCGCGCTCGGCGTCACGGCGCCGACCGGCGTCGATCTGTCGATCGGGCACATCAGCGGGCCGCAGGGGCCGCGCTCGACGCTCGACTATTACGAGTACGTCGAGCAGGCCGAGGTGACCTTCGAGGTGGTCGTGTTGCAGGACCGCGTTGACCAGAAGCACTGGCCGTCGATCTGGCGCTATGCTCAGGAGAACGGGCTCGGCGCGAAGCGCAGCCAGGGCTTCGGCCGCTTCGACGTGCTGGCCTGGGACCGAAGGAACGGAACCGGATGAACGAGCGCCGGCTGGTCTCGGTCCTGACGCCGACCTGGCAACGCGCTGAGCTGCTCGCCGGCTGCATCGAGAACGTCCGAGGGCAGACGTACCGGCCGCTGGAGCACGTCATCGTTGTGGACGGGCCTGGCGACCGCGAGACGGCCCGCGTCGCCCTCGACGCGCTGGAATGCGCCACGACCGCCGACGTCCTGGTTCGCTTCGTCCCGCTCGGCCGGAACTGGTCGTCGTACCTCGTGGACTCGTTCGTCGCGGCTCCGACGATCGTCGGCATGCTGCTGGCCTCTGGCGAGTACCAGACCTGGCTGGCCGACGACGAGCGGATGGAGCCCGACCACATCGAGAGCCTGGTCACCGCTCTGGAGAACGCAGGCGCGGACTTCGCCTACGGTCGGGTCCGCATGCACGCCGTCGGGCAGCTTCCGGAGCACGGCTACGACATCGGCGCTGACCCGCCGCAGCTCGGGCAGATCACGAACGTGCTCTATCGGGCCGACCTGCTCAAGCGTGGCCTGTACCCGTTCGGCGCGGGGATGACGTCAGACTGGGCCTGCATCCGCCGCTGGATCGACGCCGGCGCCACCTGGGCGTACACGGGTCGGCTGACGCTCACGCACCGGGTGGATCACTGATGGCTGGCACGGAGCGCCCGAGCGGACCGAGCGTGCTGGCGCTCTGCGGCGACATGTCTGGCCCGACACTCTGGCGCGTGCTCCAGCCGTTCACCGCGCTGCAGAGGCTCGGGCACCGCGCTGACTGGGACATGAAGGACGCGGCCGGGATCGGCACATTGGCGCCGCTCTACGACGGCTACGTCCTGCCGAGGCTGGCCTGGCCGCCGGGCGCCCGGCGCATCGCCGAGGCGTGGTTCGGCGTCGTCCGCGCCGCCGGGCGTTTCGTGGTGTACGACCTCGACGACGATATCCTGACCTCGGAGCTCACGCACCGGCAGGTTGCGCTCGGGCGCACCGAGGGCAAGTCGTACGCCGAGCTTGAGGCCGAGCGGTACGAGCGGATCTGGACGCTCCAGCAGTGCGACGGCGTGACCGTCTCAACGCAGCGGCTGGCGACCGTCGTCCGCACCTACACCACGCGGCCGGTGCTGGTGGTGCCGAACGCGATCGACGTGCCGTGGTTCCGCCGCGTGCTGGGCGGCGCCGAGCGCACGGTACCAGGGCTGACGATCGGCTGGGCTGGCGGCGAGCGGTTGGGCCGCGACACCGATCCCATGGCCGAGGCGTGGGGCAGGATCGCAGCGAGCTACCCCGAGGTCCGCTTCGTCGTGCAGGGCCACCTGCCGGACCCCGTCGAGCGGGCGGTCCCCGACGACCGTCTGGTCTACCTGCCGTGGATGCCGCTGGAGTCGTACCCGGCCGGGCTGCGTCAGGTCGATATCGGCTGTGCGGCCGTCGCCGACTCGCCGTTCAACCGCTGCAAGTCGGCTATCAAGGTGTACGAGTACGCGGTGGCCGGAGCGGCAGTGGTGGCGACGCCGACCGTCTACGGCAAGGTCATCGAGCACGAGAAGACGGGCTGCCTGGCCGAGACGGCCGACGAGTGGGAGGCGGCGTTGTCGGTGCTGCTGACTCGGCCAGCGCTGCGCGCGATGCTGGCGCGGCGGCTGCTGCGCCACGTCGAGCGGCACTGTTCTCTGTCAGAGAACATCTGGCGATGGCCCGCCGCGTGGCAGACGGTGGCCGAGGATGCGAGGGGGAGACGTGGCAAGCTCGTCCTGGCGTGAGCCGGCCCAGCCGCCCGAGGCGAAGGCGCCGCCGCGAGAGGCGCGCTGCTCGCGCTGCGGCGAGTGGATCGCGACCGTGCCCGCCGGGACCGTCTGGGCTCGGGGCCGCTGCGGGAATCGACGGTGCCCGAAGTACGGCGAGGGCCAGACGGTGCATTTACGGTGAAAGCCTGCTAGACTGCCGGTAATCGCAGACAGCGGGCGTTCGGCGCCCCCATCCTCCGCACTTCTGGTGAGCGGGGAGAGGGGGCGTTTTGTATGCCGCTCGAATATAAAAGCGTGCCGTTCGAGGTCAAAGCGGCCGACCGGAACGCTGCCGACACCGGCTGGGAGATCGCGGGGTTAGCTTCCACCTGGTGGGGCGAGCCTGACGCCTACAACGACGTGGTCGCGCCCGGCGCGTTCGCGGCGTCGATCGCCGAGCGGCCGACCAAGCTCCTGTACGAGCACCACACGCCGATCGGCAAGCAGGTCGAGATCCGCGAGACCGAGGATGGCCTGTACGGCCGCTGGTCGGTCGTGGACACGCAGGTCGGGACCGACGCGTACAAGCTGGCGAAGGCGGGCGTCCTCGACTCGCTCTCGATCGGCTACATCCCGCTGGAGTGGGAGATCCGCGCCGACGGCGTGCGGGTGCTCCAGAAGTGCGACCTGTTCGAGGTCTCGGCCGTCGCCATCCCGGCCAACACGAACGCCGTCATCACCGACGTCAAGCGCGCTCAGCCAGCCGCGCCTGCGCCGAGCGCAGAGCCGCGCATCGACATTGCCGACGAGCTGCGCCGCCGCCGCCTGGCGCGGCACGGCATCCGGATCGAGGTATCAGCATGACC